TAACTGAATGGTACAAAGTATCAGGATGTCCTACAGCTGCAAACCAAATTACTGATGTAACTAATTTCACTGTACAATGTGGAGAAGTTATCACGTTAACTTTACGTGCTCACTCTTCTTATATTGATACATTGTATTTTAATGGTTTCACTCGTTCAGTAACTATTCAAGCTCCATGTTGTGACTGTGATGCTAATCCATGTGCTGATGTAAGTACTAACACTATCATTAATGAATTGATTTATCAATTAAATTTGAAAGCACCAGGAAACAACCCTGATAACATTTCTTTTTCTACATTCTATACATTTGAAAATGTAGGTGGAACTATTTTACGTATTACAGGAAAACCATTAACAAAGTATGGTCAACCATGTGATGTAGCAGCGTTCCCTTTTGAATATGACAGAATGTCTTTTAGAACATTTGTATACGCAGGTCCAGCTACTACTGCTGACTTTATTGTAGCAGATGCTTGTAACTTTGTTGCTCAACCAATCATCACTCAACGTGCTTCTTATGCTACTGGTACATCTGAAGAAATTGCTCAATTAGAGAAAAACTTCTACAGCTACCAAGCAGGTTATTTGAAACACCTTTACAGAATAAATGGATACAACGAGAACTTTGAGACTTGGGTATCTAATGGTGTAACTTATGATACATACTATATTAAATTTAATGAGTATAACAAATCTGAGTACCAATGGGGTGACTATATCATGGAAGATTCTACAGTAATTATTGCTGCTCCAAATGCTGCTACTAGTGGTATTGCTGCTGCAATTGAAACTGTATTAGAAGCTGGTTTAGGAACTGTATTAGATAACAATGCTTGTATTACAACTACATCAACTACATCTAGTGCTCCTGCATCAACTACTACAACTACTTCTACGCTTATTCCTTAAGAAGTAAAAAAATTTAAACAATAACCTATACCAGGGGAAAGAGGATAAGTCTCGTATTCCTCTGGTATATTTATTTAAAATAACATGGCAAATTTACAATTAGATATATTATTAGTCCCTACTTATAGTGTATTTACTCTTTGTGTTACAGATGCATCTATATATCCTACCAATCCTCCAGTGGTGTCTGCACCATCTATTGAGATTGACATACCAGGATTTGGTACTAAAATATTACCTTTCATTCCTAATGAAGCTAATGTATTTACATCGTCTAAACTAGGAATAACAGAAGTAGATTGTAATCAACCTCTTCCTGATGGAGTGTATAGAATAAGATATTCTGTGGCTCCTGCTTATGCAAATTATGTAGAAATAACAATATTACGTGTAGATAGATTTCAAGAAAAATTTGACAATGCTTTTCTTCAGTTAAATATGATGGAATGTGATAGAGCACTTAAAACTCAATCTAGTGTTACATTAAATACAATAAATTTCTTTATTCAAGGAGGTATTGCAGCAGCTAATAACTGTGCAGAATATGAATCAAACACATTATACGCACAGGCAGATAATATGTTAAATAACTTTTTAAAATCTAACTGTGGTTGTTCTGGTAGCAACTATTTAATAAACTTTTACTAATCATGGCACAATGTTCAAACTGTCTAGCTAATGTAGGTTGTAGTTGTAACTTAACTGATGGATTGTGTGCATATTGCGCATCTAAAGTAAATAACTAAAATTTATAATATGTTATCACCAAGACTAACAAATTGTCCAGAATGTGCAAACATTCCTTCTCTTTTAAGAAAAATAGATTGCAAGTTGGCAGAACTTGGCAATAGTTTATACAACAATGTTTCCTACATGTTGAATCAACCTATACCTGCTGATGTTATATTACAATTAATAGGATATAGAAGAATATTGCAATATAAGTATGTAAATTACAATTATGCTAATAAATATTCTGTAAATATGATAGCTAGTAAAGTTATAAGACTTACTGCTGGGTGTGTTAGTAAATGTAATGAACCAGAACCTTGTTTAGAGATTCCTTGTAATATTACAGTGGTACCAAATCCTACAACAACTACAACAACAACAATTTAAAACTTTAAAATAAAAATTATGTCCAATTGCACAAATTGTTTTAACGGATGTACAGAGATTGTTTCTGACAGATGTGTTAAATATACAGGGATAGATATTCCTGCTTTAGGAATTACTACAGGAGATACATTGTCTCACGTAGAAGAATCAATTATAAATTTTCTTGTTCCAGTATTAAATGGTTCAGGAATTAAACCACTTATAGATGATGTTATTATTTGTAATGTTGTAAGACAATATCTTCCTACGTGTACAATATGTACAGGATTTACATTAAATGAAGTAATTACAGCTATTATAAAAGCTGCTTGTAATCTTCAACAACAAATAGATTCAATTAATAGTACACTCACTATATTGAATGCTGATTACACAATTGGTTGTTTAACAGGTGTTACAGCTTCTTCAGATACACATGCTATTGTACAAGCTGTTATAAATAAAGTTTGTTCATTAGAAGTTGATATAGTTGCTCTTGCTCTTGATCTTGAAACAAATTATGTAAAGATTGCTGATCTTAATACATATATTGCTGCTTATTTAGCTAGTATTGGAACAAGTACAAAATATTATAATAGAATGATTCCTTATGCTGTAGTTGAATACTATGGTCCTATTGGAGGTAATTTTGATGCAACAGGTGCAGGTATTACATCAGGTAATTGGGAAAAAATATATTTATGTAATGGTCAAAATGGTACACCAGATAAAAGAGGTAAAGTTGGTGTAGGAACAACAGATGGATCTATGTTAGGGTTAGCATTACCATCTAATACTAATCCAGCATCTTCTACATTTAATCCAACATATACATTAGGTGGTACAGCTGGATCAAATCAAGTCACTTTAACTGCATCTCAACTTCCATCACATACGCATCTAGCTACAGCAGTTTCTACAGCAACTCCACACACACATAATACAATAGCTAAAGATGGTTCATCAGTCGAACACAGTACTTCTTCTGCATTTTATAATGTAGGGAATACATGGAGTAATTCTGGAATTGCTGTTTCAACAGATACAGGAATTGATGATACAATTGTTAGCGTAACTACCACTGTAACTAATAATCAAACTGGTGGCGATCTAGCTCACTCAAATGTCCAAGTTGGACTTGGTTGTTATTATATTCAATATAGACCTTAATAAATTAATAAAACATGGCATATCCTTTTTTACCAGTTAATCCTTGTTGCACAGATGTAGTTATAAATGATTTTTGTGGATGTAATTCTGTTATTACCAATACTGGTTGTAACAATAACAATCCATGTTCAACCAATCTAACTGCTTCTAGTACTATTATATATAATGGTCCTGCACTATCATGTACAACCGCTGAACCTTGTGATACACTTAATGTAGTTTTACAAAAAATAGATGAGATTATATGTAATTTATTGACACAAATTAATTCATTAACTATTCAAGTTGAAAATATTAACGAACAGTTATTAATTATTGAAAATAATATAATTAATATAAATGACCAATTAATTGATTGTTGTGGTGTTACAACCACTACAACAACAACAACAATAGGTTCTTGTCAATGTTTAACTTTTGAAAATATAGGAACATCATCTCATTCTTTTATATACACTGATTGTTTAGGTATTTTTGTAGAACCTGAAAAAATTTATCCTGGTCAAACTATAAAGGTTTGTGGATGTTGTGGATTTACAAGTAGTCCTGATATAACTATATTAGTTGGAGATAATTGTATTGATGGGGCTTGTCCTCCTACTACAACTACTACAACTACAATAATGATGGTTTTAGAATTATATGGATGTTGTGATGAAACAACACAATATGTTCAATACACTCCAATTCTTGCATCTATACCTGGAGTTTATACAGCTACTAATGGTCAACCATATGAAGTAATTAGTGACATACCAGTAGTTGGTATTCCAACAGTGACCATTGATGATACTACAAATTATGAAAATTGTGTTAACTGGACTACAGTTTTTATTAATTGTCCATAATAAATAAAAGTAGATATGATTAATTGCCAACAAATAAATAATACAACAATAAAAGGAACAAGTGCTATCACATATGATAGCACACCACTTCCTTGTACAGATGTGAATACATGTGATGGATTAAACTTAATTTTTGCTAAATTTGATAGTGTTGTATGTAGCACTGCAGCTAGCATAGCTATACTTACAGAAAATATAATAAATATTACAGAAAATGTAATGATTATTACAGAAGACATTATTGATATTAATAACCAACTTAATATATGTTGTCCAACAACTACTACCACAAGTAGTAGCAGTAGTACAACTTCAACAACAACATTAATATAAACTTTAAACCAATATGACAGTATTAATAACATTAACAACAGCTGGATCTGATTCAGGTCCATTTAATCTTTATTCAAACCTTGATGGTTATATATCAGCATTTGCTACAGGAGTATCTAAAGCTGCTTTATTAGCAGGATATTCTTCTTCAGTAGTTCCTGATTTTACAACAGTAATTAGAGTGCTATCAACAGGAGACTGTACTAACTATATAGACATAACATTAAATGCCCCAGTAACAACAACTACTACAACAACAACTATTGCGTGTGCACAATATACTGTAGCTACTACTTCAGGATCAGGACAAACTTTTACTTATACTGATTGTGATGGATTACCTCAGTCAGGTACTATAGGTGGGGCATCAGGATTTGATTCTCAAACATTTTGTGCTGAATTAAACTCAGTAGTAGGTACAGGAGAAACTACAACAACATATGATGGACCTTGTTTACCTTAATTTAAAATAAAACAAAAAATCTTGTTTTGTTGGTTTTACAGGATTTCTCCTCAAGATTTTTTCTTGGGGAGTTTTTGTTTCTAACTAATTTAGTTATAAAGAATTAGCTCTCTAACTAAAATTATTTGGAATATATAAAAACTATTCTTTATCTTTACAATATTTTTTAACTAATATGAGTAAATATGTCTGAAAATCAAAGCTTGTTATACCAATTAGAAGAGTTGTTAACACGTAAGAAAAGTAAAAAATTCTACGCTGAGAGACTAGGAATAAGTGAATTTGAGATTAATGAGCTCATGAAAGAACTTAGAGAAAAAGATACAGAAACTGTATTAACAAACTACACAGGAGAACGGAAAGTTAATGTAGAAAAGGGAACATTAGAAAGTACAATAGTTATTGACTATGAACCTAAAGATGATATTGAACTAGCCAAGCTACATAAGATAAATCTAGATAAGTACGTTATTACAAACTACTGGTCTAAGATGTTACCAAGTGGAAAGTTTACTTCTTCTGTCTTTTCAAAAAGAAAAGAAGCAAAAGATTACTCTCCTGAAG